TTCCTTGGAATCCATGAAAATTTTGATTTCTTTCCGTGCCATAGTTTTATCTCCTTATTGTTATGCTGCACCATATTTGGCCCACGCCTCTTTAACACTCATTTGATAAACCGCCTTAAACTGTTCTTTGAAATACGCATTGAACAATTCCCGGTGGTGAGGGCTCATGATGACTTCAAGAGTAAAGTCGGGGTCGTCAGTAGAACTGTTGCAGTAAGATACATAGGCATGAATGGTATCGTCCGGATGCCAGTCAATGTACATGTTAATCCAATCTGCATTTTCTTCTGAGTTCAAATCAAGGCCAAATGCTTTGTCTGCATCGAACCAGATAGGGACGTAGACGTTAATCCATCCGTCGTAGATGACTTCTTCATTGGCATCGAGCGCGAATCGCATCAGTTCAGCAAAGTCCTGTACGATAATAGTTTCCTTCGTGCAGAGACCATGAACCATTTCGTTGTGAGTCATATAATATGCTCCTTGTTATTTTTTGAAGGTGTCAAAGAATCGAATCATCTCACGGTTCACACCGACTGCAGATTCAGTCTCAGGATAGAGCGCTGCAAAAGCATGGACCGTTTCTCTCTTGGAAACAAAACCGTAGTCGTGGTGAACGCGCTCGTTTTCGAGGCATTTCTTAAACCCAAAAGTCTGTTTCTTGAGAAAGTCCTTTTTCCCGGTGCAGATATAGCACGGGGGGATGAGTTTGGAATAGGTTTCAGGCTTGATGAACTCAGCATAACTGTGATTCTTCCAGCCCTTAGACATATAGTAGTTCTGAAGCAAACCTACCTGGCCCTTGTAGATGTAATACATACCGCTCTGCAGGCCCATCGCGTTGATGACGAGTTTCTTGGCTGCCTTGGGTACGTTCTCTTCCAGTTCGTCCTCTACCGGCTGCATCTTGACAGGATAGCGGAGAATAGAGCTTGCCATGCAGGCAAGGAATGCGCCAGCGCTGTCGGCTACTACAAAGACCTGATTCAAGTCACCACCGAAGTCTTCAGCGCGTTCAGCTACAGTAGCAAACGCATTGATGACATCGGTGATTTGACCGAAAACATTGGTTTCAGGAACCAGACGGTAATCCGGAACAAAGGTGAGATACCCTTCTTTGGCAAACCAGGTTGCCAGGTTTTGATTCTGTTCTTTCCGGCCAGCAATCAAGCCGCCACCATGGATATCGATGATAATCGGATGCTTTTCGGCATCGTTATCCGGGCGATAAACGTCCATGAAAAGATTCTGCTTGCCGCAAATACCAATCTCAGTGGCAGTTATGCCTTCATGAGACATAACAGGCTGAGACTTGATGATTTCTTCTACATGGGTGCGTTCTTTCTTGGTGGCGGCATTGATGAAATTCATGATAAAAACTTCCTTTCAAATTGATAAAAATAATAGCGGCCGCCAATCTATAAATAAATGAGATTAGTGGCCGCTTGGTTGTTACTGAAATTCAAATGTGTATTGGGTTCCTCGCTCGGTTTTGACGAAGATTCTGCTGCCTACAAAGCCAATGGCTTTTACCGTGCTGGTACGCAGAATGTCTTGCTGTTTTGGTGTCGTTGTTTTGAATACGAGAGGCTGTCCGCTTGACAGCTCAAGAGTTCCGACCCGTCCAATGAGCGGAAGAACTCTTGCGTTGAGACTCGTGGTGCTGTGAAGCACACAACTGCTGTTAATCCGCATCATTGTCCTCCTGATATGAACTGGTCAGATATCCACATCCGGGTACTGATTCAACACATGATTGAACCTGTTATCCAGATGTTCATCGTTTTCGTCCCGCTCGGGATAATTAAACTTTCCTTCCTCTTCTGCTGCATCCCCCAAGCGTTCCATGAGTGCAATGACGCTTTCGAGCCAGGCGGAAGCCTTGCCAAACGTGTCATCCTCTTTTCTCTTGGCATAGAGCATGTCAGAGACTTCTTCGAGAGCCATTTTCTGCTGGTACAAAGTATTCCAGTTGATGTGCTCTACAGCGGAACGCAGGGGAGTTAAGTGTTCTGTTTCTGTTACAGTGTTCGTTACGGTCATCTTTTTATTTCTCCTTGTAGTGTTTAGTTACGATAAACGTCAGCAAAGCACCGCAAAATTCCAACAAAAAAAGCAGACCTCCAAACGGATAGTCTGCTTCTCAGAATTGTGAAATTATAGCGTATGTGTGCTGTTATCTATCATACAATTTTTATTGTATGCGTTTCGCACGAATACGCAATAACTATTTTTTAGAATTAAGAATCGGAATTTTCCGAATTGCCGCTGTTATCATCGGAACTGGACTCAGCGTTTTCGTCCGCCGTGGAATTGTCACCAGATTCAGCGTCGGTGTTTTCTTCCGCGCTTGTATCCTGTTCGACAGTCGAATCACTGTTGACTGATGCGTATGTACCAGTCAAGATGACGGGTGCTTCACCATAACCCAGATAACCGCTAATCAGGCTGCCGGAATTCTCAACCAGGTACTTGGTTTCCGTCATGTTCGGGAACAGATAGACATCTCGAATGGCAGTGCCTTTTACATCGGCGCTGTCAAAGGTATCATTGCATGCAGCGACAACACTATAGCCGTCATAGTTCCAAACCAGATAGAAGTTCTTGTCGCCAATTTCGACATCATAGTGCGCATCCCGGAAATCCTCGAAAGTACGGTACTGCTTGCTGGAATCGAAAGCGACAGAATCGTTGTTCGTCCAATAAAGCCCGGACGGATTGCCAAACAAGCCATACAGGAAGTTGAACTGCTCTTTCGGTTCTCCGTCAGTTGGATAGCCGTCGAATTTGTCCGGAGTGACAGACGAATAATAGAGGCCGTCAAGGAACGCATCGCCGATATTGATGCCATCATCATTGGCTGCACGACCGTCCAGCATCAAGGTCAGTGAACCGCCGTTATATCCAATCGGATAATAGTCGCAGCCATCTTCTTTGCTGGCAGTGTGAATTGAGAAATCGCTGATTTCCTTTTCCACGCCTTCGCCTGTAGATTCGGCATTGATTTCACCAATGACTGTATCGCCGTTTTCGAGTTCGTTCAATTTCAGATATCCCTTTACAGGCAAATCCCGTACATCCTGTAATGCAACGTCCGTGATATCCAGTGTCTTGCCGGTATCAACGCTGCGCAGCGAATAGAACTTGCTGCCGTCATCGTAAGACAAAGGACTCTGCCCCATCGGAATACCGTCCGGCCAGGTAGTGTCAGGATTGTCCAGCGTGCCGGGCGTGAAATCCGGGAGATTCGACAACAAAGACCAGGCATTGATGGGTTCCGGGGTCGGTTCTGCTGTCGGTTCCGGCGTTGCTGTGACGGCAGCCTGTGCTGCTTCGGCACTTGCCGCTGCAGCCGCCTGGTCTTTCCGTTCCTGAACCACAGCTGTGGCGCAGCCGGAAAGTGTCACGGCGAGTGCCATGGCAGCTGCGGTGATATTGATAATCTTTTTACTCATGCGCGTTTTGCCTCCTTATGTTTGCGGTTTTGCCTAATGCCGAGGAGTGAGAGACCCACCACGCCGATAAGCAAAGTGAGGAGTCCAAGTCCAAAAGCAAAGGCAATATATTGAATTACGTCGATGAGTTTAAGCCATTTTGCGACTGCAGCGCCTAAAACAATCAACAGGCCAAAGCAGCCGGTCAGATAAATGAGCAAGCCAAACTGTGCAGTTCTACTGAAAATCGATTCGAGTGTTTTCATGAGAAGCTCCTTTCTACAAATTTCATGGTATGCAATTCGCAAGAACCTGCAATAGGAAAACAAAAAAAGCTGCCCAGCCGAAGCTGGACAGCCTATGTATGATTATGTATTATCGTCTGTTATCTCGTTCTTGTCTTCTGCGCTCACGTTCCTCGTATTCTTTTTTCTGATACTTGAGTCGTTCATTCAGCAGAAACGAATTTTCATCGCGGGTCATTTGTAATTTTACCTGGTATACGAAAGCGGAACCAATGAGTGCCAGAATACCGATGGTAACAATACTTGTTAAAAGTTCAAAAAGAACGTTCACAACAACAGGGAAAATACAGCCGATGGCTTTGGCGATAAGCAGGATGAGCCCGCCGAAGATAACGACTTTTGCAATTGTCTGAACAACAGGCGGGAAATCGCGCAGGACATTAGAAATGGTATCGTTGATTTTTGTGATGATATTGTTTTTTTTGCCATTGTTGTTATTATTTTCTGCCATGTTGGTTCCTCCCTTTTTGCGTTATTATAGCATATATCGGTACAAAACGCTACACCCCACATGAGGAATCTCGATGTTTAAGAAGTAGTGGTAAGAATTCCCCCTCCTTCAGGTGGGGGTTGTTGACGCAATGGCTCAACAAAAAATGCCGCCACCCTTTCGGATGACGGCAAGTGCCTTTATTTCTTGATGGGGATATTCTGGTCGAGAACCACATCAAAGCTGTAGTGCGGCATCTTGGATACATCACCACCAGCAGCTTCAAGGGTCATGTAGAAGTCCTCGTCGTTCATTGCCTGTACGAGAGTATTCATCTCATCGCAGGTATGCTTCAACATCGGACCACGCTTGTTGCAGTACATCACAGCCGAAATGGGCTGAATGCCCTGCGCAACCATGCCATCCCAATGAGTCCGCAGCTCGGTTACGGACTTCAAAGTAGCAACGCCGCTCATAAAGTCGTAAATCCGGCAGTGGGACTCATCGATGTGTTCCAGAACGTCGATACGAGTCCGGTTTGCGTACAGGGGAAACTGGAGTTCAACTTCATTCCCAGTGTCAGCAACCAGACGATTGGCAAATTCCTGCGCATACTTTTCGAGGGTAAATGGCTCACTATCGAAAGGCTTTACGTTCTCGGCAATGGCGTCGAAAATCGTACGCCATCCCTTGTCGCTCAAGTCGATATTGGACTTGTTGGCAAGGGTGTTCAGGAATCCGCGCGGCAGGCCAGTGATATCGACAGCCACAACGCCGGTAAAGGCGTTAAAGGACGGGTGACGAGCCCTATCCCAGATGGTATCGAACTGAGCCGTAGAAATAACGCGGTCACCGAGCTGAATATCCAAGCCCTGAGTGGGCATGTTGCACTGGTAGAAACGCTTCAAATCGTAACCGCCAGTAACCATACCCCGAGTTGCTTCGCTGTCAAGCAGGCCACATTCGACCTTGACAGGGATTTCATATCCATCGTACTCCACAACGAAACGCTTATCCTGCCGCTTCTCCTTGTACGGCTGGAAAATAGGCTTGACGAGCACATCGCGGGTTTTGCCGTCAAACATACGATAATCGGGAATCAGGATACGGGCGGGAGCGACGCCGGTGGCATCAGGTGCCAGGTAGTTGCGGTACATGACACCAAAGTGCTCAGCCAGGCAGGTACGCAGTACATTCAGGCTGGTGACCCTGCTCTCAGCGCAGCTGCCGTTCTTGGTCAGCATGGTGCTGGCGGTGGCCTTGTCCATCTCCACATAAATGATGGTGGACGGTGCGCCAAGAGCCTTGAACTGCTCACGCATAACGATATCTTCCATAGGAATCTCTTCCTGCTCAGACATCGTCATGGTCGTGGCGAATGGGCCGTCAACGCGATGATAGGTGCTCTCGCCAGGCTCCTTGGAAGCGATGAACCAGGGATACTTGTTGCGGGTAGCAACAAGGATGAAGTTGTTCAAGCCAACGCCGTGGATGCACAGCGGGCCTTCATTGGTATGGTCGTTACCGAACTGCAGGCATTCCGGCAGCTTCTCCTTGGACATTCCTTTACCCCAGTCGGCAATAACCATACCAATTAGGTTTTTGTCATGTCCTTTAACGATAGCGACCAGCATGCTGATGAGGCCGATAGCGTTGGAAAAGCCGTTGTCAATCGTTTCATCTGCAGCAGCGCACATGGGTAAGTTTTGGCGAGATACTGCATCAAAGTACTTATCAGTGAGGCCAACATTGAACTTAACGTTATTATTCTTTTTAGCCATAATATAACCCCTTAACGTGGGGCTGCCGTGCTGCTCTCGAATTTATCTCCACAGCAATGTGAGCCCCATATATCGGGGATGTTATTATTCTTTTTTGTTGTTTGTTTTGCAGGAGCCGCTGGCGATATCAGAAATCGCTTCTTTGACAGCTCCGAAAACGTCAGCTGATTTCAGAAAGTCTTCGGCCAATCCTTTGATGTGGCTGTAGTTTTTGAAGACTTTCTTGACAAGAAATGCGCCAGCGATTGATACTACTGCCAAAAGCAGCAGAAATTTCGCGGCATCGGTCAGTTTCACTTGCTCCAGCAGGAGCGCGAGTATCACACCATCTTTGCTCAGCTAGGTCTTAATTAGACCGTGAACGAATGAACCATAGCTAACTGCATATTGCTTAGCTTTGGCTTCGTGGTTGCTAATGATGGTGTCTACTCGCTAAATTATGTTTCGAATCATAGTAATGTCCTCCTTGAAGGTTTGTAATTGTTATACGGTATATATAAATACGCTCTTAACGCGGCGTTCGCGTGCAGGAACATTTATATAAACACATTGACGCTGTGTACGCGTGCTATGTTGATTAGCATAGCAATTCTATATAATCAGCCTTTCCTTCGGCTGTCAGAAGTCCACATTCCGTGGGATGAATCTATATTAAACGCAGAAAATCAGCGGGAATCCTCAAAAAAAGAAGAAGGACAGAAACCCAATATGGGCATCTGTCCTTCTTCCAGGAGGAATATGAACTATGGCAAATCAATGATATCTCTGTTACATTATCTATTCTATGGGTATCGCACACACCGTCAAGAAGCTGTATAAACTTTTTTGAAAAAAGTTTGCACGTGTGTTAGTGGCTTTTTAGAATGTTACAACATCGTGCAAAGTCGTGCAACATTGTGTTTAGTTCTCCGATACAGAGCAAACAAAAGATACTGTACCACTCCAATCACCTGGAGTCAGATTTGCTTTCACCGTATAGTTCGAGGTGATACTGGCTAAGGCGTCGTCACGGTTCCACACCGCTTTGGGAGTTTCCACGCTCGCAAGCACATCCGCCGCCTTGTTGCTTTTCATGGTGGGAGGCGTTGTGCTGACATTGACTTCCTGCGATAGGCCGATGTCGCCTTTCACCATCACGGGCAAAGTCGCTGTCTTTTCACCGCTGCCAGCATTCCCGCCTAAAGTTACGCTCTCAGGCACAATGAGCGAATACAGCGTGGGTACATATGCCTCAACCGTTGTGGAGGCGGGTGTCACACCGTTTACAACGGAATTATACGAGTCCTCGATAAAATACGGGTATAGGTCAACGGTCACATTGCTCTGCTCAAGCTGAGCATCCACGCCGAGATATTTTGCCACGGTTTTTCCAGTTGCGCTTGCTGCGAGCTCCTCGCTCCAGTTTGTGTCCACCACCATCACGGAACTGTCTTTGGACCCAACTTTCCAGCGATTGCTGGCTTTGTATCTTGCTTTTGTGAAGCGGCCGACATCCAGAATACCGTACTCTGCATGGGTATACGCTGTGTCATAGGCGGTAGATTCCGATTCAACGATGTCAAGGTTCGTACAGCTGTTGACTGCATTTGCGCAATAGGAATGCCATGTCTGAGCACCGTCGTTGTGATAGTTAATAGTGATGGTATAGGCAGTCCAATGAGCATATACAATGGTATCGCTGCTGCCCATGACCGTGGATTCAGATACTTTATTTCCGCCATCCGATGCGGTATACCACCCAAGAAACTCATAGCCTTTTCGACTTGGAACAGGAAGCGTACCATATTTATGCGATTCGGGAATATCGATGGACGATTCAGAGATGAAATAGGAGTCGTCTGTGCAGTTTGGGTTAAAGGTTAGGGTGTGTTGAGTTATAGTTTCGACAGCAGCATTCTGAGTTGTAAAGCTCTCGGCATATACTGTAGCTGGCATTGCGGCGCAAGCAACAAATGCACAAAAAATTAAGAATTTGAGCTTTTTGAGCATCGACGACATGCTCCTTTCGTATGTTCGTACTTTTATTATCGGGGAATCGCAAATAAAGTCAAAAAGAAAAAGCCGCTCACCCTGTGAAGGGCAAGCGGCAAGAGGTTAAGATTTGATGTACAAGGACGTTCCCTTAAACGGATTCAAGAGACCGGGCTTATACTTAGTGTGGACATACTCTGCGATTTCAGCGTCCGGCATGGTGTTCAGAATATCAAGCCAGCATTCGGCATTGATTCCCATGAGACCACCCATACCAAGTGCATTTTCACAGAGCTTAATGTCAGAGGCAAATGCGCTGTGAAATTCACAGGACTCCGCAGCCTTAACGATGCGGTCAAAGTCGTACATACCGAGACCTCCTCTCACAGACACAGTGCTTTAAGGTCATCCTCACTCAGAACGGGCACGCCCAGAGCGTTTGCCTTATCGAGCTTGGAACCGGCAGCTTCACCTGCAACGAGATAGCTCGTCTTCTTGGAGACACTTCCGGAGACTTTGCCGCCATGCGCTTCGATATAAGTCTTGGCTTCATCGCGGCTCATGGAAGGCAGTGTACCGGTAATAACAAATGTCTTGCCAGCGAGCGGCGCAGACTCATCATTGGCACCTGCCGGAGCATGGTAGTCAAGATTGACACCGGCATCATGCAAGGTATTGACTTCCTGCGTAAATTCAGCGCTGGAAAGCATCGCATCGAGCGCAGCATAGATAGCATCAGAAAAGCCGGGAATGTTGTACTCCTTGATGGTATCTACATTGAGCGTGGACAGTGTCAGAAGGTTGCCGTTCGTAGCCTTGCATTGAGTAAACAGCGCACGAGCAACATGACCGCCGATGAGACGGTAGCCAAGGCCCTTGAGGACGCGGTCGGCATTCTGCTCCTTGGACTTTTCGATGGCAGCAAGAACCTTCTTGGCAATCTTCGCGCCATACATGTTGGTCAGTTCACCTTCCTCCTCATAGAGCCAGTACAGGTCAACGGGGTTCTCAATGAACCGGCTGTCAACCAAGTCCTGAATCATCTGAGGACCAAGTCCCTTGATGTCCATGCAGGGTTTCGAGGCAAAGTGAATGACACGATTCACGGTCTTTGCAGGGCAGATGTCGTTCGTGCAGTACAGGTCCACAGAACCGTTGACGGGCGCGATAGGCGCACCGCAAACGGGGCAGACCTGCTTCGCCATGTCATAAGGCACAGCGTCTGCAGGACGCTTTTCCAACTCCACCATTGTGATTTTCGGGATGATGTCGCCGGACTTATGCAGGACGATAGTATCGCCGATGCGGATGTCCAGCGCCTTGATGAAGTTGGCGTTGTTGAGCGTTGCACGCTCCACACGGGTTCCGGCAAGCTGCACGGGGTCAAAGACCGCGACAGGAGTGATGCGACCAGTACGACCTGTCTGCAACTGAATGCTGCGCAGGATAGTCCCCTTTTCTTCGGCGGGATACTTGAACGCCACAGCCCATTTCGGGGTCTTGGTGCGCTCGCCCATCTTCTGGCGAATGCTCAGTTCATCGACTTTGATGACTGCGCCGTCAATCGGGTAATCGATATCATAGCGTTTTTCCTCAATGTCGTGAATGGCTGCCAAGATGCTATCAATGTCATTGCAATGAGCGTAATAGGTGGTCTTAAAACCGCAGATGTCACGCAGATAGTTCAGCTGGTCACAATGATACGGGCTGAACTGTGCTGCATCACCATTGTTGACGCTCTGAACATTGAAAACGAACACCTGCAGATTGCGTTCCCGTGCAATAGACGGGTCAGCCTGACGCAGAGAGCCAGCAGCGCAGTTGCGGGGATTCGCAAAGAGCTTCTTCCCTGCTTCCGCCTGCTTTGCATTGGCTGCTTCAAAGTCCTTTTCCGACATATAGCACTCGCCACGGAGTTCGATTTTGCCGATACCCTTGGGCAGCTCGATGCTGCGAGGCAGGCAAGTGAGGGCTGCGACATTGGCGGTCACATCCTCACCGACATGGCCGTCACCGCGCGTCGAAGCCTGGGTCAGATAGGCAAGACCATCGTCAGAACGTTCGTAGACAAGAGACAAGCTCAGACCGTCGATTTTGCGCTCCACAGAGAAGGTCACATCGGAGTATTCAGCTTTCACCGAATCCACAAAGCTGCGGACCTCATCATCGGAAAACACATCAAGCAGAGAAAGCATCGGTACACGGTGTTCAACCGGAATACCGAGAACACGCTTGCCGCCAACAACCTGTGTAGGGCTGTCAGCGGTCACGAACTCAGGATGTGCCGCTTCGATATCACGAATCTCGTGCATCACGGAATCGTATTCCTCATCCGTTACAACCGGAGCATCCTGCTCATAGTAGGCGGCACTCCATTCTTTGGCTTTGGTGCAGAGATTATTATAATGTTCCTTGATGGAAGAAATAGACATGTTGTTAGACATAACATTTTACCTCACATATGTATTGTTTTGTTTTTTTGTGAATCTCCCCACCTAAGCCTTACGGCTATAGACGGGGCGTGCGCTCTTCATAGTTCATCAAAGGGTAATGGTTTGAGATTCCGTTGTGGCTTGGCTGACATCTTCAATACCATCCACGAAAACTGTTGTTCTGATAAGGATACGGAAAGGAACACCCTTTTGCCAGGTGGTGTTTGCACGGAGTTCATCCACCAGGCCAATCAGTGCCTGCATCTTGAGCATTTCGATGGTATAGCGAGTCGGAATCATGGTTCGGGTCGTCTCGAGATAAAAATGCCGATTTTTCTCATTGTATCCGAGAGAATCGTTCGTAACATCCATTTTTGCAACAACGGTGTAGTCGCTCTGCGGGACATCGTTGAACGGCGTGAGAGAATCATTGAGAATCTGCATGCGAGCGTCGAACTCTTTGATGATGCGAGCCTTCTCTTTCTCATAAATCTCGTCTGCCTGTCGAACCTGCTCCCGATAGCACTTCACGCACTCTTCTTTCGTGTAGAAGATGTTGACGGAAGTGCCGGAGCAGCAGCGATACCCGGTGTTGTCCAATGGGGCAATGACGGTTGAAGAAATCTTACCCCGATTTACCGGCCGAAAATAGACCGGAGAATAATAGATGGTTTTGCTCGTTTCTTTTGCGTCCGTTACAACAACCGGGGTAGGTTTGATGTTACGAATCGGCTTTTTGGTCGGGTCCGCATTTGCGCGATAATCGCAAATCCAGACCATTTTGCCGAGGACGCTTTCAAGGTTCTCAACATAATCGTACATGCCGAGGTCATTGGTCTGGCGCGTAGGATTCTTTTCTCCAGAGCCCTTAATCATCAGCTTGACGGCATTTTTAGCGAGGTATTCATTCAGCTTCATGGTATTTTCCTTTCTTTCAACGAGCGTTTGTGAGTACGGCAACAACCAGCTCCTCGTAGTCTTCGATGGCACAGTAGATGTCAGCGAAACCATAGGCGTGGCCACGGTCGTAGGCTTTTTGCCAGAGGATGGTTGTAGCCTTTTTGGAAATGCTGCGTTTCGTTTCGGCTTTGATGTCTTCCTGAATTTGAAGTTCGATAGCTTCCGAGATGTGTTCGATTTCTGCATTCTGCGCCTTCTTCAGCCGAGAGCATTCCGCATCCCAGGCTTTCTGTCGGCGAACGACCTCTTCCCTGTTCCAGCGCACCGATTTCTCTTCGTCGATGATTTCACCGTCTTTCGGGCGTTTAGAGTTGGGCCTTGTTGGTCTTTTCCAAGCAGTTTCGAGTCGGTTGCCGAGATTTGTCCATACGTTATCCATAGTTAAACTCCTTTTTTGTACGCAAAAAGGCGAACCTCCCGGTGTGGGAAGTCCGCCTAAAAGCGAAGTGTGAATTGTACGAGCACACAGTGTGCTTAGTAGATGGTATCTATCGTACAAGCTAAATTATACGGGTCTCGCACGAAAGCGCAAGATTATTCATCCATTGCTACAGTCACCAAACAGCAAATTATATGCTTTTTCGATTTCAGAATCAGACATGGCCTTCCCTTTTTCTTCAATGCTGTGCAGAATTAGAGTCTTGTCGCTCTCCTCATCCGGCACGAAGCCAAGAATCACATCCAGCTTGTTGCGATTCTCGTCCTGTGCAAGATACTCTTTGATTTCGGACCACTGCGCATCACGCTGGTTCAGAGCGTCAACGTTCTGGACACAGAACGGGTACTCACTTTGCGGCATAGAACCAGCAAGGTATTTGGTATCGTCGCAATACATCTTGATAAGCCGGACAATATAGTTCCGCTCTGCTTTGGTTCTTGCAGTCAGAATGTTGCTTGCGCTCTGGTACTTGTAGTTATCCCCAACAGCTTCCAACGACTCTGCAATCTGTCGAAAACTCAGCATTTCGTTTGTGGCCTTGTCATGCTGCGACACGGTGGAAGCATAGTATCCTTGTTCCGTTTCGTTTGCTTCTACCACGGCAGCGAGATTCGAGTCAATATGGATGAGCCGTTCACTGTTATCCCCTTGCGCACGAATTGTGTTGTTCACTTTCGCAATCCAACTGTCAGTTTCCGTAGCATCATCGCCCGCATAGAGGTAGGTTACAATATCCGGGTTAGTAGGGTTCGGAAGCTCCGCACAAGCCAAGGTCAGATTTCGCCCGTATTCTTTTGCCTGAAGGTACATGTTCGGATAATCGTCTTGTATTGTCTGAGCGATTGCCTCAACCTCGGCCTCGTCTTTTTCAATGACAAGGCCGACAGTGGCTACCTGCTCTTCAATGTTGAGCTGCTTCAAAATATCCTCAAGGTCGAATACAATAGCTTCTTTGTTGTTTGTATAGAATCGGATTTTCATAGATTTTCCTCCTGGCAACAATAAAAAAGGCAGGCCCTCGGTTGGAAGGTCTGCCAAAAACAGTTTGAGAATTGCAAAAAAGGTCATTGTGCGGCTTTGACAGCTGCGTTTATCATTGTGTAGGCAATATCCAGGAGCCGAAACGCAAGAACTCCAAAAGATAATGCTACCAGCAAAAAGCAAAACACAAATTTTTGTTTGTTCTCACCCTGGAAATAGTACATTCCAAAGCAGGACGCGATGAGAACGCAGAGAAACACAACGACCCAAATAATATCAGCCATTGTCCTGATTTTGATTCTGCTGAGTCGGCGGGGTCTTGACTTCAGCAGGAGCATTCGGAGTCTGATACTGAACATTCTGGCTCGGCTCTTTGGGAGTTTCGGGGGCCTGGTACTGAACAGTACTGGGGTTGTTCTGCTGTTCGGCTTTCTTTTCCTCATATTTGGTCTTGAGCTGAGAATAGGAATAGCCATCCTGCGGGATACCGTGATACTCATAATGGCCGAAAGCAAGAATCATGTTGAACACCGGATTCAGAAGGCAAAGACCAATCGTGAAACCAATACCTTCACCGAACGCAACAGCTTTCTTGTAGTTGGTAATAGCACCGATGATGAGAGCAACAACCAGGAACAGATTGCCGAGCAGCGGGATGCCAGACAAAAGGCTCAGCACGACCGGAATCAGAAACAACCAGCCGTTCCCCCAGTAAATGTTGAATTCGATGTAGTTGCTGTAGAACGGGACGATGGATGCCCAGCCAGGCTGCCCGGCCTTCTCAAAAATTTTCCAATTGGCGACGATTTTGAGCACAAAATACGCTATCACCAGAAGAATCATCGTATAGAGCATACCGCCCAAAAGATTCAATGCGCTGTAAGAATTATACATTTTATATCCTCCTCTTCCGGCATATGAAGCCGGATTATTCCTTCACTAAGTTCTTTGCCTGTCGCTGCCGCTCTGCAAGTTCTTTGCCGCGTCTGACCAGTTCCGCATATTGCTCTTCGGTCAGCTTGCGAGGCGGCTTGATTTTGACCCATTTCTTGGGCATATCTGCCTCCATACACCAGTCCTCATCCCGCGTGATTTTAACAGCATCAGGGTATTCTTTGGCAAGCTCTTTTAGCTGTTCCATACGAGCTTTGTTGCAGGTGTAGTAGGATGCTTTCTTCTCCGCGTCATTGAATGTGATGATGGTTTCGCGTTCCCAGGGTCCATCAGATGCCTGCGTGGCCACTTTTTTATCGGGCATGATTTTTTTCACCTCAATCGAATAAAATTGCCGACATAGCAGGGCCTTCGCAGATATACCCGCTCGCCTCGGCCCATTTCGGCGTCATGAGCTTGCCATTTGTTTTCACAAGCACCATCTTCCGAGCAGAGGTATTCAGGAATTCCGCCGGAGCCCAGTTATTTCGCACAACGACGATAGCATTGTCGTCCGCGTTCTCAAGCATATGCTTCAGCTCTTTTACCGTCACCGTGTCACCTCCCGTTCAACACATCATCCAGTGCCTGCAAGAAAACTCTGGATTCCTCATTGATTCCGCCGCGACACAGAACTTTCGCAATATCATCAAATCTTACCAGGTACATATTTTCTTCACCCATATACCCTTGCGGCCAGGGAACCGCATAGTAGTTGTGCGGAAAAGAACTTGTGTCATAGCCGACCACAATATATTTCTGGTCTGCAACATTTTTCACCGTCAGGATAGTCCCAAGCGGTAACGCGTCTTTCATGGAATGAGTAGTTGCAGGCATGATTCTCTGAATTTTCAAAACAGCACCTCCCTAATTTTCATTTTATGAGAGTCGCACATTTGCGCAAGGAAACTGAAAACAAAAAAAGCGGCCGCTCCAAAAGGAACGACCGCAAAGATACGAGTCAGATATTATTCATGGGAATCAGCTCTCCTGAAATCAGAAAGTTGATTCTCAGTGGAACACTGCACGAAAGGAATTCCCTTGCGCGGATTCACAAAAACGTCTGTGGTCGCAAACGCATTGCCAAAATCCATAAATTTTGTGCGCAGGGTACACCGTCTATAGTCGCTTGCGACTTAGGCGGCGAGGAATACGCTGACTAAGAGTATATTTGAGGTACACTCAGTAAATGCAAATACCCTATGTCTCCTTTCTTGAGTTTTTAAGATACTTTATCCCACGCAGAGCGCATGGGGCTTATCGTTTTAATAATTTTCAGCTTTTTAAGGCTTGTTGATTTTTTACCGCTTTTTGATGGCGTTTTGAATTCTACGTTTACAGAACCATTCTTTTTGGTATGAGTGCCATGGACAGTAAGAATTTCCCCGTTGAGAGAAACCAAATCACCGGGATTGAGGGCCACTTTCTTGCGACGTAGCGCACGATAGCCTTTACGAATCCTTTTTCCACGGTATTTGTGCAAATTTTCAGAATCCTTTTTATGGCTGCGGTTGATTCTACCGTTGAAGAGCTCTTTTCCAGTAGCTATTTCTCCTGTACGAATGTCAATGTAGCGAGAATCATAAAACTTTTCAAGGATGCGATTATTACGCCTTACCTTTTCATAATGTTCAAACGTACAGCGGCAGTTTGGATGAAACTCGCCCATTGCATACGCATCGTTGTTATGACTCTTTTCAAGATGAAGGGCAATTCGCTTTTCCTTGGTCATCGCGCCATAAGTGAATGTGACGAACGGCTTTCCAAAAGCAGCGTAAAGTTCATTAACGATTTGCCAGCGTACAGTGTTCATAAATGCTGCACCAGAAAGGTTGGCAAACTTTATATCTTCACCGAATCCATAGAGCTTGCCGCCTTTTTGATGGTTAGCTGGTGTATGGCACTTCTCGCATACTGTTATAAGCTCGCTGAGACTATTGTCATGGCGACCTTTCCAATAAAACATGTGATGCACGTGCAAAATTGCACCTTCACTGGCTTCGCGCCCACAAACTTGGCAGGTGTAGTTATCACGGTAGAATACTGCTTCCCGCAAGGTTGCTAAATTGTAGCGAGGGCCTTTTTGATAATCTGCGCCTTCTGGTGTAGCTTTACCTTCCTCGATTGCTTTTACAAGCATTGTGTCGAAAGAACCAACTTCAACGGTTGCATGCGTAATAGGCACAACTTCGCAATACATTTTAATGACATTGACGTTGAGTTCTTTCTTATGTTTAAGAGAGGGTGCAAGCCAGCCTTTGTCACGTTTGCGGTTGTCAAAGCGCTTTTGGCGGTAACGTAGCCTGTTTCTGCGAGTTCGGCGCATTCTACGGCAAGCATCGTGACAGCTTTTCTCGTCTTGCAATGTATCATATTGAGCAGATACATACTCGTGAGATTGGCTTTTCACACTGATGCCGATGTAGTTGTAACCGACGTCCTCACAGATTTCAATGGGTTGAATATTCGTTTCGCTGTCATACAGTAACTGAATAGTAAATGGATGATGCTTAATGATTTTTGCTTTTCCGTCTTTCAGAAGATGGCGTACCTTGCCAAGACGGATAGTCGGCATCAGGCGTTCACCGTTGTTGCTAAGAACACAAACGCAAGTGCTCATGCAAGGTACTCCTTTCGTAAATAATGAATCGATAAGTCAGGGCTTGCGCCCTGTGGTCCACATCGCCAATGTTGTTATACCGTTTTAGCCTTTCGACATGACGTTCGCACTTCTCCTACCCTTAGAGATGTTTAACGAGCCGTCCGCAGTGCTTACCACTTGTGGAGCATGAGTAAGGTGCCTATATTATTAGTACACAACGTAGTTTCCTGCCGCTGGAGCAGCAGACTTAGGCTAATCAACCGGGCTTACGGGTTGCCCTGCAAGCCCCATCTATAACCAGCGGACTGGTTAAGGCGGGGTTGTTGACGCAAACCAATCCGATTCATCCTGGCCCTGCTCACCATAAAGATGAATAACAGGTGCCGGAATAATCAAAGCACGATACTCGTGCGTTTTGCACTGTTGTACAGCTTGTACTTGTAAGTTTTAACAACCATGCGCATAAATAGCGTCCTCCTTTCATTTGAGCTCTACTATTCATGATAGGCAATTCGCAAGCACAGGCAAACAAAAGCTGCCTATCCGAAGATAGACAGCAACTATTTTTTTACTTAGACACCTTTCACCCCACGACTAAAGTCGTAGAGCTTCTGGCTAACTTTTATAGCGATACAAATGCGTTAAGCACATATGAATCATTACAACATGAATGTGTCAATTCTGATTGTTACCCTCAGAATGTTTCTTTAGTGTTGGCCTTTCACCCCACGGTTGAAACCGTGGGCTTTCCCAGCCTTCATTTTGTAAAAGTCAGGAGCTTACCGTGTTCGCCTTGGATGTAGAGTTTCATGGCTTACTTTTCCTCCTTTTTTTTGTCGGCGTTCAGAATCTTTTCCAGAACGTCGTTATAAAAATCGTCAAGGAACAGACCGGTTTCTTCATCCGCTTCCGGAGCAGTGAAAACACCGTCTCCTTCAGCTGAATCCTGTACAGCGTCGAAGACACCGATTGCGCCCCAAAGTTCATCGGCCAGAAGGTCATAGCCGAGGTCCTTCACTTTTGCCGACAAGTCAATCAGCAGCATTTTCTGCCGAAAGAACTCGTTCATATCCAAGCCAATGTAGGGTTTCGCTGCAACATTGTTTTTCTGAGACTTTACTTTGAAAATGCCCCAGTCAAAGTTGCTGTCTGCGCCGTACATATACCCGGACGCAAGGCAGAAACCGTCTGCTGCACTGTCCTCAACGTTGATACCGACTTCATAATCGCTGCCGGAATCCTCGTCAAGGTCAATCGCATAACCTGTTGCCTTTTCGTACTCTGCCTCAATGTCAGTTTTCATGGCTGCCAGTAGAGCGTTGAAATCGGTATTCTGGGAAAGCAAGTTCATGCTTTCGCCTTCCTGGTTTTTAATGAGAACGTACATAGTATTTACCTCCTAACAATCAAATCATGCTATCAGACAATTTGTCGATAGCTGCCGTGATGGCATCGTTTTCCATCTGAGCAATACGCTCAAACAAATGAGACCAGTCGATGGCATCATAGACACGCTTGACAAACGCATCATAGGTGCCACCGGCCTTCATCATTTCAATTTCAGACTCATAGCAGCCGGACTCCTCAAGTATGAACTTGATATCGTCGGTTGGGTTGATTTGTATTGTTGCTTCGTACTCATTCATTTTGATTATTTCCTTTCTTTTATACGCAAAAAGGCGAACCACCCAAATGGGAAGTTCGCCTAAAGCGCATTGTTAAGTGTGCGAAGGGCAGGGTGCCTTTTCAATAACTGTTATCTATCGTACATTTTTGATTATAGGCCGTTCGCATAAATCCGCAACAAAAAACCGCCACCCAAATGGGCAGCGGTAATGAAAAATTAAATTTCAGCGCAGAACATCGCGAGTTTCTGCCACAGCAAATAGGTGCTGTATCTCATGCGTACCTTTTCAGGAACACCAGTAACCAAACACCATTTGTGAGCAGTGGCTTTGATGCGGGGAATCTGCCTCTGTTCGGCTTCGGTAAACGTCTTGCTGTATAGTCTGCGACGGCGTCCGGAATTCCAAAAGGCTCCTTCCATCGTTTCGCAAATCAGAGCGTACGCCAAATAGCTTTGGGCTTCTTCGTGAGTCAATGTAACCATCGTTTTCATGGCTGTCACCCTGCCTTTCTCTCATTGCGAGCCATATGCAGCGCATAATCAAGCGCGTCAGGGTCATCGGCCAAGAATTTCGTTTTCTGAAGTGTACCAAGCTTGGGATGCTTCAGAATCGTATAGTTGCCATTGTTCTGGACAAGGGAACCTTTATCATAGACAAGCTCGACCTTTTCGGCAGGTACTGCGTAACGGCGAATGCGGTCACATTCATCCGCATAGTTGATGGGAGTGATATAGCCAACTGGCTTTTGTCCTTCCATCCCTGTCACAGTGACCAGAAAAGCCTTAATGGTCCGGGCTTCTTCCTCTTCCTGCTCATCATAGTATTTGAACGTGATGAACATGGGAGTATCTTTCTTGTACGCATCTTCCTCAGGGCAGAGATACGTTCCGCAAGAGCGGCAGAACCAGAGCATTGGCACTGCTTTTCCAGTTTCCTGTGCTTCTTTTGCATAGCGCTTGAAAATCTTTATGTCCAGCTTGAAATCCTCGGTGTAATGCTTCACCGTGCTTTTCACGATGAGTTTCAGGAAATCACAGATGGAAATAGCGGTCATAGTCATATTGGAAGTCATAATAAAATCTCCTTTTTAGTCAACCATAACTTTAGAAATATTCATGTCATAGCGGTTGAATTTAGAAATATAGTCAAAAATGGTATTTACTTGAGCTTTTGTTGCGGTTTTGGTCTCATCCATATCGAGGAATGTATTGCCCATCGAAGGATTACGAATGGCAATCCAACCGCGTTTATATAGGAAATCGAGACCCTTGCCGCTCCAGTCATACGCCATATTGAGAACTTCATGGTCAGAAAGACCAAACGCTTCTCGATTGCGCATGATGATGCGGCCAGCCAGGGCAGCGTGCTCGCCAAACTCGCAGGCATACCAGGTGCCATCGGGAGCAATCAGACCATATTCGGTCAGCTGATGCTGAATGGGTCTATCACTGATATAGCTGTTGTACAGTCGCTGACGGCGTTCAACGGATGTGCCTTTCATGTTTGCTTCAATCCAAGAGGCAAGCTTGGTCCAAAAATCGGTTTTGTAGAATTCCGGGTTGGATTCCTGCTCAGGAAGCGGTTCGCCGTTGAATTCTGCCACAAGGTCAGGACGGTTGAGCAGCCACGCACCATTGTTAAAGGCATCGGGGTAACCCGCATCGCCAATAACATAGTCCTTGATGCTGTCATAGCTATAATCGATATAATGACGCTCTACATCCTTACAAAGCGTATCATAATCGAATGACATAGCGAAACGGTCGATGTACTTGAGTGGATGCACAATCATATCCTCACGAATTTGATTGACCAGCATCTTGCGTTGAAGCTCCTCAACCTTCTGCCCGAGGGAACGAACATGAACATTGTCATCGACAAGTTCAAACTCATTGACACCAACAAGTTTTTTCCGGCCTTCGATAATGTCCTGGCAAACATGCCTTTTTTCTTCCTCGTTGCCACCCATCATGCAGGAGAGCAGCAGCTCCTCACACTTTTTATACGGCTTGTCCATATTCCAGAACCAGTCACGTGCAATGGCGGTGAGGAACTCACCATCCATACTGAAATGTAGTTGTTCACCCATGTTGGGTAACCTCCCCAATTGTTATGTGTTGTTCTCGACAAAGTCTTCGCATTCCTCGCTGGTCAAAACCACGCCGAAATAGGCAACACGCTTGACGGTGGTTTCCCACACGCGAACGGTGCGTGCCATTGGCTGAACGACCCAGGAATGACAGCGCCAGAGCCCGTCTTCGGAAAGAGCATACCCCGTTGCAATAAAGCACCGCTCTTTGTTCTCATACCAGAGTCGTGCAGAATTGTAATGGCACTGGCAATCCTGACCTTTCCTCATATAGTTGCTGCCATAGAAGAATTGGCCGCGTTCAAGGATTTTGGAAGCATCTTCATCGAACATCGTCATGCAAACTTCATCCCCGCCAAAGGTGAGAATTTTGTCGTGCAGTTCCTTCATGTCACCGAGCGTCTGAGCATTGAATCCAGAAGAGGTGTTGTAAATTTGGCTTTTGGTAAGCCGCACTTTCCAATCCTCGTTCATTGGGTTCCAATGAACAGGGACCGGCATTTGGTCGGCTTCAAAAACCGGATGCTTGGCACTGTTCCAGCTCTTCATGCTGCATTCTCCTTCCGATGAGCGGCTGTGGCTTTTTGCTCTTGAGGTTTGATGACTTTGAGCAAAATACCGCAGCACTGATTCAGAGCAAAAATGCTCAAAACCAGAGTCACGATATTGGTCACGTTCAAGCTCTGTGCCAGGGCACAGACGTTCAAAAGGATTCCAAAGAGGAAAAAGACGGCGAGAAATGCAACAACGGCGTTAATTATCTTATTCATGTTCATGGTATTTTCCTTTCTGCTCACTCAATGGAGCATATCGATGATTTTTTCTACGAGTGCATCGTCTGTCACGAACTGGTTACGCCCCACAACGCCAAGGTCATTGGAGGAGAAATCCTTCATATCGGCGGCATAGCGAATCAGATTTTTGTCAGACAAAGGCTGATAGCAGCTCTTCTCTGTACAAATGTAGACACACTTGTCGTTGAGCACGTTCTGGATGTGCCCGGAACAGCCAACGCGTTTACCGTTGACGGTAATGTTGTGCAGATTGTGGGTCAGCAAAAGGTTGGTGCTTTCAGCTTCTTTTACCTTTAACTGGTTCAAGAGCTTGCGGGACAAATAGACGGTTGTTTTCATTGCGACTTTCTCCTTTTAGAAGTACTTGTAAGCGGCAGTTAAGCGTTTGCGGTACAGGTCCATCGTAGTCAGACCACCTGCATAGACTTTGCGGGAAGAGATTGCCACGTTGGTTCCCGCTTCCATATGGGAGAAGAACATCGAAAGGCAATCTTCCAAACTGTCGCTGGTAGTGAGGGTTTCATACACCGGATACGAGTATTTGGCGGCTTTGCTGTATGTGCTGTTAAGCTCATACGCGAAGAACATTACCTGTCCCGTAACGGTGTTGGGGTCATAGCCATTGCCATAACACCAGTTGAAAAGGTCTGTCTTGCGGCTGTAAGTCCATTGCAGGAGCCCATAGCCGCCATCCGAAGGGTTTTCGGCTGAAGCGTTAAGACCACTCTCCATTGTCATGCAGCCCATTACTGCAGCAGTACCGGCCTTAGAAAGACCAGCGGACCGCAGAGCTGTGTAGATTTCCAGCTCATTGTCGTCAAGATTATCTGGAATCGTTTCAGTTTTCGGCTCGGGCTCTTCGATAGCTGCTTCTGCGGTCTCAATCTGTGGTTCCGGTTCTGCAGCATCGGAAGATTCAACCTCAGCCCCAGCAGTTGTGATTTCCTCCTGTGCTTCTTCAGAGGTCTCCATCATCGGGAACGCCTCATCGAGTTCATTCACTGTTTCAATGGGAGTGGAAAACGCGACAGGTTCGGTTTTGGGAGCTATGTTTTCCTCTGCGTGTGCAGGAACAGAAAGCATAAAACCCATGCAGGCGATGATGGTAAAAATACACATCACCGCGACGACAATCAGGACATGCTTGTTCCGAAAAATGCTGTTATTATTCTTTTCGACTTTCATTTTGTGACTCCTTTTTTGTGTCTTTTCCTTGTAGCGAAAGATTGTGATTTGAGATTTGTGGTTTGTTTTGAATTCCTCCTTTTTCTGTAAACAAAAAAGGCAGGCCCATCGTGAAGATGAGTCTGCCTTGAATGAGAACAGAATTATGAATTGTACGAGCACGCAGTGTGCCAAGTAGATGTTATCTGTCGTACAACTTTTATATTATGGAATTCGCAAGGATACACAAGAGCTTTTGATGTGCTTCTTTTTCAGGCTTCGTTAAGCCACTTCTGAGTGATATCCATGAGTTGATTCTGAAATTCCGGGTCCGGCAAGGTTTTGCTGTCTGCCCAAATTGAGTTACGGACGATTGGGTAATTGTATACAATGCCGTCAACGATATAGGGCCAAAGCACCACTTCACCGCTCACAAGCCAAAGTTTCCGGATTTTGACGGGTTTTTCGTATCTTGTAAGCCAGCATTCACTGGTTACGACGGAATCCGCCACATATTTCTGCGTTTCTTCCTCGGTCAAAAGATTCGGGTCATCGTCCTTGATGTTGTACATCCGTACAATGAACGGTAACGGCATGTCCTTAGAATATTTCTTGTTCTCCCGCAGTTCAGCGAGCAGGAATTTTGAGACAAAATGCGCGATACCGATGCTGGTCAGGCAGTCATCGAGGGTGTGCCCAAGACAAATTCTTGGGATTTCCTGGTCCTCCCCTTTCATCCGATTCGTTGGTATCTGCGGGATGACATCGTCCGGCAGGTATCCGGTATCTGCCATGATGTGATAAAGAATCATTGATGTTTCCTCCTGAAATAAAAAAATAGCAGGCCCTCAAAAAAGAGAGTCTGCTTTGTTTGCACGATGAATCGTTCGTTCGAACTTGCTCCTATCGTGCGGTTGATATTTTGCTGAGTTTGCACATGCAGCCCCAACAGGCATCGTTCAGAACGTCTTGTCGTTGGGAACTTGCAGATACATCCAGGACTGTGGTGCTCGCTTAACGCCAAGCTCTCGCAGGGATACATCCAGAGATTGGATGTCAGAGACGTTCCAACCATATAGAGTGCCAGACTTATTGCCGTATGCAATCAGCTCGTTTGCGGTAAGGCAGCTGTTCTTCACGAATTGAGCGGTCTTTTCGGTCGCTTTTGTGCCAATAGCATATGCCGGGAGTTCACGCAGACAGTCGAGCGTATCGATGTCCCGGCAAACAAATGCAGCAGTTACTTTTCCGGCACCAACATCAGCTTTCGTCTCGTAGCAGAACACCACAAAAGGATAGCTGATTTCCCACGGCATGGTTTTTCGGACCTCAATGGTCTTTTCTCCGCTCAGAATCTTTTCAAGCCATTGCTTTTTGATGCTGAGAAGAACCGCTTTGTTCGAGTTGATTTCAAGGGCTTTATTAGTATTTGAATTAAGCATTGTCATGCTCCTTTCACGCTTCTTACGATTGCCACATCGGCTTCATTTTTGCTGTTGGCAAGAACCAGAGTAGGCTCAATCCAGCGAACTTCTAGGCGGTTGCGTCCCTCACCGACCCAATAATGATGCCAGTGAGCGCGGCGCACATGAGGGCGAACGCTGTGACTGCTGCCACAATGGGAAAAGCTTTCGGCACAGGTTGCATTAGCAGAACGCATTTGCTGCTCGAAGCTTTTCCCGATAACGTAACCGACATCAAAAACAAAAATAACGGCAGAACAGCAATGCCGCCCTACCGCATGAGTAATGGGTTGTGATTCATTTGATTCATTTGTTTTTTTGGAACGTTACCATTTATGGAACGGGTTCAAAAGTCCGGGACGGTATTCGTTATCGACATACATCTTGATGTCGTTATCGTCCAGGGCATCCAAAATGTTCATCCAGCATTCCGCTTCGACGCGCATTTCACCGTCCATTTTCAAGGCCCTGTCGCACTGAACTAAGTCTGCTCGAAAAGAGTTCACATAGAAGCAATCTTTTGCGGCAGCTGCGAACCTGGTAAAGCTGTTTTTGGTATTTGTGGTCATAATCTTCATCCTTTCTAAAATATTTTTCTAATCAATACATAAAAAATAAGCAGGCCCTCAAAAGAGAGTCTGCTTACAAGCGCATGACAGATTGTTAATGTTCAGTTAGGAGGTAAGTGATGGTATCTGTTATGCAATTATTATTTTAGGCGGTTCGCACATTCGTGCAAGTGGCTTTTTAACTTCGTTTGTTTTTGGGCATGGTGTTAGTCCAACCCTTAGATTTGTGCTTTTCAGAGCTGTCGCCTTTGAACATTTCGGATACTTTGCTGCCATCGTCTTCCGCATGAGCAATATATTCAGCCGCAAGAATTTCATACTGTGCGCGGGAAATCCCGGTTTGCTCTGTAAAATTTATGAATTCATGTTCAAACGCCAAACTGAGTGTTATTAAGACGCGATTGGCAAGTTCTTGCCGGAATTCATCAACGGTGCCATCAAATTTTATTGTGCTGTCGTCCTCATCATCATTTGTGAAATCATCAGCCGCAGCATTGACGGCGTCGCCAAAGAAAGTGGTCATCTCGTATGCCATATCGGAAGGACTGATGTCCGGGATACCATTTTCGTCTTTGTCGTTCAGCTTTACTTGAAGCATCCCCCGCATGATGCTGTAGCGCATCAGCAGCACTGACATCGTGCTGTTGGGTTCAAAGTTCTCAATTTCCTTCTCAAGCATTTTTTGCTTGCTTGCGACAATTTTATAGTTTGCTTTCATGTGGAACTCCTTTATTTTGTAGGTTTCCAGATTTATATGTTGACGCAGACATATTGCCAAGATTGCGGTGGGCGCTTTAACCCGAAATCAGAGAGCTTCTTGTCGAGCGGCTGCGTGCTTGCCACATTCCTTTCTTGACACCCTCCCATGGTTGAAACCGTGGGCTTTCCCGGTCTTCATTTTGTTTGATACCTCCCGAATTAGATGCTTCCAAAAGCCTCTTCAACAGCGCGGGTTGTCATGCAGATGCGTTTCTCGCTGCTGTGCTCTGCATTCCAATTCCGTGCGACATCATTTGCGGTTAGTGTTGCAGAAAAAATCTGAATACTATTTCTGTTTTCAAAAAGTTTGTTGCAGATAGCAACAGCATCTGCGCGACTCATATCCTTGAACCAAGTCTTGATGATAACTTTATAAATCAGGTCGGTTTCTGCGGCCTTGACGGCTGCTGCCATCTCTTCGTCGTCATTCAATCCGCTGCGCTGCGCACCGCCAAAAAGTGCAGCCATGTCACTTGCGATAAAGCTATCGCCATTATCCCACATCTGCTGATAAGCGTTAATGATACGCTCGGTTTCGAGCTTATTCGATTCGTTTGCTTTTGTAAGGATATCGGCATTGATGCTGTTAATAATAGTGTTAATCATTTTGTTCTTCTCCTGCTATAATTGTGTGTTTATCGGTTCTCTCTACAACTTTCATGTCGGTGTCCTCCAAATGCAAGGCAAGTCAAGCACCTTTACCATAAACTCGTCTTACGGTAGCCACCGGAACCTCACGTTTCCCTTCCGGTAGTACAAAAGTCGGCTCTATCCAGCGGACTTCCAGGCGTGTCCGGCCTTCTCCGACCCAATAATGATGCCAATGAGCACGGCGGACATGAGGTCTGACTGTACGGCCCGTGCCAGTTGCCGTAGATTTCTGATATTCTGTACCGGAAGCCAGCTGCTTTTCAAAGCTCTTCCCGATTACAAAACCGACATTATAGGTTTTGATGTTGACTCTTTTAGGAGCTGCACCAGGTTTGGAAACAAGGATGGGCCGCTTCTCTTTCGGGATTTTTACCTCTTTGATTTCTGCGTTTTTTGATGCAAGATAATAAGCGGCAGAGACCGCGATACGAAGATATGGCTCGATACCGGCGTTGAACTCCCGCTGCTTTTGCAGCTCATCCTCGCTGAGAACGCCACCCGGTACGTTTGAAATCGTGGCGTCATTGACGGTCGCGGAATCCGTTCCGTTCTGAAAAGCCTGCTCACGTGCATCGTTGTTGCGCCGGTAGGACTCAATCAGCTTCTTGCCGTTGAGACACCACTGCATACATTGACAGAGCTCGATACTGTCAAAATTGGGGTTTGCCTTGAAAGGGACAATCAGAAAGAGCGTATCCACATCGTTCGGCCCATGGGAAGCGTCGAATTCAATGTGTACGAACATCGCATCATGATGGGAACCAGCAGGAAGATTCATGACAAAGTCCCGATATGGCAGCCGCATCATGATATCGGAATAAATCGGTGCGTCCTCAGTCTCAGCCAATGTTCTGAGAAATTCCGGAGCGAAATTGTACACGGTTTTTGCTGCACGCCAATAGTTTGCGACGTATGCCATCGAGAACTGTGCGGCTAACTCCCCATCCATCGCATCGGCAGCAATCTGCCCGTTTTGAATAAGGCGGTGTCCAAGCGGAATGAATTCCTTCACATAATAATCGTAGCCCTTGTCCAGCAGCTTGTTGGCCCCAGAATTCACAAGAAACTGACTGCTTTGCTCAGCGTACCAGAGAGCGCTGTTCACGATGATATTATCCACGATATCACCTCACTGCCAACACAATTTTATTGTCCCGTCAACAAAGAGAATCTGGCTGTACTCCTCACCGTCAAGAACGATGCAGCGGTCCTCGCCGTGTTTGTGAGCGCCGGTACAATACACAGTTTTGTTATTGATAGCCGGGATAGACGGTGCCTTTGCCAAAACCAGCTGACCGCGCATTGCGCAGATATCTAAGAAAGAAATGATGTGGTCGCCCACCCCGGAAAACCTCCAATCTCGTTCACAGTGCTTTGATTTGGAAAGAACCCTCGACATGCGGCAGCGGTTCGTCGGTGACTTTCAGAACGGAGCTATCTCGGCTCTCTGTCACATATCGAATAGCTTTAAGAATTTCGTATGCCAGCTTGCTGTTGTAGGCAAGCTCAGAATTTGAAATGCCAAAGTTCCCGTTCCAGCCAATGCCCATCTTTTTGAGCTGCGGAATCAGAAGGTCACGAGCTTCGATGACTCCTACTCCATTCCAGCGTGCATCATGGTAAGCTTGCAGTCGAAGCAGGCGGAGCTTCCCGTAGTCGTAGTTGGCTGCGATGTCCAAAGACTCGAAGATGATACCAAACTGCCCCATCAAAATCCGAGAGTATGTATCCAGGGCATCGGCAACGACTTTCCAGGAAGAAGCATCTAAGCCAATCCTGTATTTATACGGAGCATCCTTTTCGGGCAGCTCCCGCGCATGATGCAGCACGTCTTCCAGAATGTCGCTGCACTTATCAGATAAGCTTTTGATAGGTGCCGTTACGTTCACAGCCGTCAGCATAGCACAAGCACTTGCAATGTTCTCCTCGCTTGCACCATAGGTTTCTCCAACTTCCTTGCAGATAGAGGAAAAATCGTTGTTGTAAAACGTTATCATAACAGCAAGAGCGTGCAGAATGAAGAAGTACTGCTTACCAGTGAATTCAATGTACATACGGCGAAAATCCTTTCATTTTCTACCCTTTCATTATACCGCGATTCGCAATTTCTCACAATGGAAAGCATCAAATGGTAACAGTTTATACATATTTTTACAAGCAAAAAAGCCGCCTCCTTATGGAACGAAGTCAGCCAGTCGGAACAATGCATCGGAATAATATCAAGGTATTTTCGATATTGTTCCGAACAGATAAATCAGTGATAAATGAAGATGCTTTTGGTTCCTGGATAGTTTCATTGTTTTGCTGTATGATTAGAGTATAACAATTATAATGATACGAAAGAGATTAAATGCGGCGAGGTACAATCAAAATGGATGTGACAATACAGACGGTTCTCCGGCTCTTTGAGCAAGGCATTCCCAGAAGAACCATTGCCAAACGTGCAGGCATCTCATTGCAGAAGGTGCGCAAAATATTGATTACTGCCGGTGCCTGGTCAGATGAAACATCAGAAAAAATCGGGAAGATGCGTTCGAGCGGTATGTCTGTTCCGGAAATTGCAGAAGAAATGGGCATGAAAACCAATACCGTTTGGAGCTATTTGCCATATAGCAAGGGCATGTACAATCAGGAATACCCGACCATTAACGCCATTCGGGTCCGAAATTCGAAGCGAAAAGCAAAAGAAAAAGCCCTCACCTGCACGGATACCGCACAGAATGAGGGCAGTGGCGCTTGCTGAAGGATTCGAACCTTCGGACAGTTTCCCATCGTCGGTTTTCTGGACCGATTCCATTAACCACTCGGACAAGCAAGCAGATGGCGCAGAGGGTGAGATTCGAACTCACATGCCGCGATTTCCGCGACGGCGGCTTAGCGAGCCGCTGCCCTACCGTTAGGCGACCTCTGCATAATGCACCTTTTAACGTAGGTGCGACGTAGTGACCCCTAGCAGACTCGAACTGCTAACTCCACGGTGAAAGCGTGGTGACTTGGACCAATTTGTCGAAGGGGCCATATTGGTGTGTCGGACTGGATTCGAACCAGCGAACCGTAACGGAACAGTTTTACAGACTGCCTGCTTTAACCTCTTGCATACCGACACATGTGGTGCTTCCGGTTGGAATCGAACCAACGGCACGCGGTTCTTCAGACCACTGCTCTACCAGCTGAGCTACAGAAGCACATGGTGACCTGCGCGGGAGTCGAACCCACAACCTTCAGTTTGAGAAACTGACGACTTGACCAATTCGTCGAGCAGGCCATATGATGCCGCATCATGCGGCGGGGATTATGCGATGACTAAGATGTCATCTATCTTGGTATCCAGCATTGCTGCCAATATCACAAGGTTATCAATGGTTGGAAGCGCGGTTCCAGCTTGCCATTTGGCAACCGCCTGTGTGGATACACCGAGGGTATCTGCCACATCTTTCACCTTGATACCTGCTGCTTTTCGCAGCGTCTTAATGTTGGCACCGGTTTTCTGAATATCGATAGTAGGAACGTTCATTTTCTTGCTGCCTTTCTGTATTGCAGGCAACAAAAAAGCTGCCTGCCGAAATCTCGACAAGCAGCTATGACATGCAGTTATCGCTTAGAAGACGCACCGCATCTGTACATGGTCTGTTTTTGCCTGTCGAGGAGTATGAGAAATAAAACTGCGTTCAAAGGACATGAACTCAGAATATTCGTAACTATACTCATACGACATGACATTAACAGTGTTGCACAGCATTTCGGGGTATCTCCTTTCGTTTCGTTCTGATATTATTATACCATGTTTTTGTGAATCTGCAATCAACTTGTGGTTTAGTTTTTTTAGTCTGTATACTATTCAAAACAAAAAGCCGCCTCTTTTGCGAGGACGGCTTTTCTTGTTGTGGCAGGGGCGACACGACTTGAACATGCAACACGCGGTTTTGGAGACCGCTGCTCTACCACTTGAGCTACACCCCTATATTTAATGCTCCAGCTGAGAGTCGAACTCAGAAATAAGCGGGACTTAAATCCGCTGCGTTTGCCAGCTTCGCCACTGGAGCATATGGCGGGTTGTGCAGGGTTTGAACCTGCGGCCTACGAATTAACGGTCCGTTGCTCTGCCAGCTGAGCTAACAACCCACAAGTGGCAGTTGTTGTACTGCCGGACATGGTGCGCTCACGGGAAGTCGAATCCCGAACCTGCCGATTAAAAGTCAGCTACTCTACCATTTGAGTTATGAGCACTTGTCGCGCATCTGCCGTGCCTTGCTTATGGGAACACAGCTTCAAGGAATCTCACTTCCGATGCGCATGGAAGTGAGTGCTGGCCGAGAATGATTGAGTTGAACAACCAATGTCAGGGCCAAAACCTGATACCTTGCCGTTTGGCGAATCCTCGAATATACAAACTGTATAACGCGAAACACTTTAATAAGCCTGACCGAATTCTATCTCGGTGGCATTAGAGTGACCTGATTTTGATTTTCTGCATCAAAAAAGCACCCATCAGGCGTTGTGCGTCTGACAGGTGCTCATATCGTGCAGAGTATGGAAAACAACCGATACTTGGATGATTTTACTCAACCATCACTGCACTATGATTTGCACAAACAGACAACACAAAACAGCCGAAGAGATTCGAATTGCTCCACAGCTCTTGCAACTTATTCTGTTTGTTCATCATAGCAGCAAACATCGTGCGTTTTTCCTTTCATCAAATTCAGTGTCTTAATTATACAATGTGTAAAAGACAAAGTCAAGGCTTTTCATAAAAATAATAGCAGGCCCATGCTTATTGTTTGTCTGGCTTCCAAGCCGCAATCCGCGCTATCGCCTCCGAAGCTGATATGCCCTCATACGAGTGCAGCTTGCCTAGAGCATCTGCCATCTTGACTTCATAGTCAGCCAAAGCCAAGTCGATGGGCACCGTGATTTCAGCATATCCGCCTGGTGCTTCCAGAACGGGTGTCCTTGTGCTTTTCCTATCAACACTCCAGTTTCTTGCCAGCAAGTAGTCGTACAGCGCATACGGATTGATAGCGTTTATACCATTCGCCGACGATAGAATCGTATATGCCCGCTTGTATTTTCTGGTTCTTTCCGCGTCTTTTTTGGTTGGAGCGTGAGGAAGCCTGGTTAAGTCCATATTGCTGCGCAGGTCCGAGAGTTTAACTTTGACAGCAATAGGGTTTTGCTGGATGTGCCAAAGATACTCGGCATACGGCATGTTCTTGCTTTGTGTCAATGCGTCCACAGCATCAGCAACTTCTTTTGGAAACCCCGTTCTGATGTCTTCTATTGTTATGGACGTATCTTCGACAGTATCATGCAGAAATGCCACAGTTTCAGCAACGGGGTCCCCTTTTACCCTTTCCGCTACAGCCGCAACGTGTGCTCGGAAATAGTCCTTTCCTGCCTTATCCTTTTGTCCAGCATGAGCCTTAATAGCCCAAGCTCTGGCTTTGGCAACCATTTCGATGTCAGACCTTTTTGTCATGGTATTTCCTCACGATGCGTGTTTTATAGTATACTTTGCCCTATTTGATATGGCAACTCATTTTCTTGTGTCACTCACAAAAACAAAAAGCCGGGAAGCCCCGGCAAAATCTGGCGGCCAGAGTGGGATTCGAACCCACGGACGTTTTTAGCGTCGCTGGTTTTCAAGACCAGTTCCTTAAATCATAAGATTTGTGCGTAGGGTACACCGTCTATAGTCGTCTGCGACTTAGGCGGCGAGGAATGCATTGACCAAGAGTATTTTTGAGGTACACTTAGCAAGTGCAAATATTCTGCGTTTTCTTTCTTTGGGGTTTAAGATACTTTAGCCCACGCAGAATGCATGGGGGTTGACGTTTTAACAATTTTAAGCTTTTTTAAGCTGGCAGATTTCTTGCCGTTTAAGGCGGCCACTTTGAATTCCACTCTTACGTTGCCTTTTTTATTAGTATGAGTACCATGTACGATAAGGGTTTCTCCGTTGAGAGAAACCAAATCGCCGGAATTGAGGGCCACCTTTTTGCGGCGTAGAGCACGGTAGCCTTTACGAATCCTCTTTCCACGGTACTTGTGCAAGTTCTCAGAATCCTTTTTATGGCTGCGGCTAATTCTTCCGTTGAAGAGTTCTTTGCCTTTTGCTTCTTTGCCGGTACGAATGTCAATATACCGCGAATCATGAAACTTTTCGAGAATGCGGTTATTGCGTTTTACCTTTTCGTAATGCTCAAACGCACAGCGGTCAACTGGATGGAAGTTTCCCATCGCATACGCATCGTTGCTATGACTCTTATCAAGATGAAGAGCAATCCGCTTTTCTTTGGTCATTGCGCCATAAGTGAATGTGACGAACGGCTTTCCAAAAGCAGCGTAAAGCTCATTAACGATTTGCCAGCGCACAGTGTTCATAAACGCTGCACCGGATAGATTTGCAAACTTTATATTTTCACCGAATCCGTAGAGTTTGCCGCCTTTTTGATGGTTGGCTGGTGTATGGCATTTTTCACATACGGTTACAAGCTCATTGAGACTATTGCCATGGCGGCCCTTCCAATAGAACATGTGATGCACGTGCAAGATAGCACCTTCGTTGGCTTTGCGCCCACAGACTTGGCAGGTGTAATTGTCGCGGTAGAATACCGCTTCCCGTAAGGATGCTAAATTGTAGCGAGGGCCTTTTTGGTAATCTGTGCTTTCCGGCGTGGCTTTGCCTTCCTCGATTGCTTTTACAAGCATCGTATCGAAAGAACCAACTTCAACGGTTGCGTGCGTAATTGGCATGACCTCGCAATACATTTTGATAACGTTGACGTTGAGCTCTTTCTTATGTTCAAGAGAAGGTGCAAGCCAGCCTTTGTCGTGTTTGCGGTTATCGAAACGCGGCTTGCGGTAACGTAGCCTGTTTCTGCGAGTACGGCGCATTTTACGACAACTGTCGTGGCAGTCTTTCTCATCCTGCAATGTATCATACTGTGCAGATACATACTCGTGAGATTGACTTTTCACACTGATGCCGATGTAGTTGTAACCGACGTCCTCACAGATTTCAATGGGTTGAATATTCGTTTCGCTGTCATACAGTAACTGAATAGTAAATGGATGATGCTTAATGATTTTTGCTTTTCCGTCTTTCAGAAGATGGCGTACCTTGCCAAGACGGATAGTCGGCATCAGGCGTTCACCGTTGTTGCTAAGAACACAAACGCAAGTGCTCATGCAAGGTACTCCTTTCGTAAATAATGAATCGA